TTTCTTCTGCAAGCGCCGTATCGTAACCGATGGGCGGCATCTGGGCGTCAAAATCCCGTTCCTCCGCAATTCCCACAACACGCATACCCGACACTTCAATATTTTCCAGCCCATCGGCGATGGAGACGACCTTGTTGTCTTTATCCACGACAGCAAAAGTTTTTGGCAAACGCGCTTTCAGGTAGTCAGAGAGTTTGCCATATTCATCTTTCTTCCCCCAGACTTCGCCAAAAAGATCCCCCCCTTTTTGCATTCCACCAGTCACGTGGCGTTGACGACCATTATGACCATCGTCCTCCCAGTTAAAGACCTCGATTACAAGCCCGGTCACCGCTTGGTCTGATATAATAGAATTTACTTTCATTCCTCCAGAAACATTGAGGTCGCCATCTACCTTGCCGCCACTGATGCCGCCACCGCCGGGCGGCTCTTTCCACGATCCGTCACCAGACAGGAACAGCTTTTCGGAAGGCTTGCCTTGTGCATCAATGTCGCTGACAGCCACCTTGTCCTTGTGAGCCAGTGCGCCAAGGCTTTGGGGCTGTAGGGCGGTATCAGCCTTCTTTCCCTGTTCAGCTGTCGCGAAGGCAGAAACATCCTTTGCCGCCGCAGAGCCCAGAGACGGTTGATCTTTAAGGTCATGATAGCTCCCGCTTTTCGCGACCGAAGTGAGGTCCTTGGGATGAACGGTATTTACCTTCAGATAATCCGAGAGTTTGCCATATTCATCTTTCTTCCCCCAGACTTCGCCAAAAAGATCCCCCCCTTTTTGCATTCCACCAGTCACGTGGCGTTGACGACCATTATGACCATCGTCCTCCCAGTTAAAGACCTCGATTACAAGCCCGGTCACCGCTTGGTCTGATATAATAGAATTTACTTTCATTCCTCCAGAAACATTGAGGTCGCCATCTACCTTGCCGCCCTTTTTGTCGAGCTTGGTATCGAGTGACTTTTGCATATCGGCGGGCTGGACGGCAGTATCCGCCTTGTTCCCCTGAGCTGCAGTCGCGAAGGCGCTCGCATCTTTGGCGGAAGCTGAGCCAAGTGCAGGCTGATCCTTGAGATCATGATAGCTGCCACTTATCGCGACATCAGCAAGGTCCGGCCTCTGGACTGCTGTGCTGGCTCTCCTGCCTTGCTCGGCTGTTGCAAAGTCTTCCACCTTGCGAAGAGCGGCGCTGCCAAGCGAGGATGGCGTTACGACTTTGTCAGTCGCAACGCCTGCAATGACTTCCTCTTTCGACGCTACCGGAATATCAAATAAATGTGTATGATAGGGGACAGCCATTAGCGGGTCTCCAGCCTTCTGAGGCGTTGGGAAAGCGCATCAATCTGGTCAAAATATGGTTTCAGAATATCGCTTAAGGGAGCGTGAACAAGACGATTGTTTGCAACAAGAACCACACGGACTTTTGTCGTATCCACAATGCCGGACACTGGCGGAATGATAACATTGTCGATTGTAAGCATCAGGTTTTAATCACAAAATAACAGGCGGCATTGGTCGGTCTGGCTTCGCTTCCGCCATTGCCGGAGGTTCCACCGGAAAAAGTATGAACATGCTCGCCCGCCCACCCGGTGGTGCCAACCGCATGCATGGGCCCATCTTCGCCACTTGACGACACAAGAAACTGACCCGCCCCCGGCATGGAACTTCGGCTGTCATAGCCTTGATGGTTGTGTCCGCCCCCACTACTGGTCTGCCCGGAGAACGTATGACTGTGCGCAAGGTTCTGGCTCCATTGCAAGCTTGCAAACGAACGCCCGCCGTCAACCCCGCGGCCATCATCCCAACCTCGTGGAAACACGCCGCGATAATCGGGCAGATTGAATGTCGAATGACCATCGCCTGAGCCCCAATACCCGCCGATGACGGAAAACAATCCCGCAAATTGTGCGCGTGAAACCGCCTGTCCGTTGCAGTAAAGGCAACCGGCGGGCGTAACAGGAGCCGCAACCATAAAAATAAGGCCGGTTGGGATCAGTTGGATTTGTGTCGGATTGAGAAGAAACCAACCGCCCGCACCATCATCCAGCGCAGCGCTGTAAATGAAGTCGTAAATGCCGCCAGCCTGAATTTGGCCTTCCCTCACTGGACCAACGCCTGTCGCGCCGATGCAGAAAATCGGCCTCGCTCCAACAGAATTCGCATTCAGGCTCGCTGGGCCGGGATTAGTTCCGCCTGCCCATACGGTAATGCGAATGCCATCGACATAACGCGTGAACGGACTTTTTGCGAAAACCGTCAACATATTCGCGGTTCCGCTCGCCCGTGCGATACCGCCGATATCGGATATGAATTCCTTTGTACGCTGCATCATGGCGCGTGCCGAATTATTGACCGAACTTGGCGGCTGTCCTTCAGTCCAGTTGATATTGTCGTCTGCATTCGCGTTGTTGGCCGCCTGCAGGCTCCAGTCGAAAATAGAACTCATATCTGGTTACTCCTGCGTCGTCCAAGGGATGCGAGAAAGGCAGGCAACGCCTGAACCTGCTGCGCGGTCGGCCCCTGTATCTGTGCTGGTTGGAGCGGTGCCATCTGCTGGCTTTCCAGAGCGTTGCCCGCGGCTGAAAGCGCCCCGAAGACATTACCAATCCCGGCTTTGGTGTCGCCGTTTTTGAAGTCAGAAATGGCAGAGACCGTGTTGGGCTGCTGTACGGGTGCAGTTGACGTGATCTGCGCTGGCGGTTGCATTGGATGGGGTGCCATCGACCCGATATTGGTCGCCTGACCCAATGGCGGTGCTGGCGTACCGGGCGCTTGCGGCGGCGATGGCTGTTGCGCTGCCACATTGCCCGACGCCATGTTGATGCCATCCCATGGTCCGATGCCCGCCGCCTTCGCCCCCATCCAGCTACCCCATCCGTGATTTTTAGCATAATCGAGTGAGAAATCGACCTGCTTTTGCCATGTGGCTGGATCATGGGCATCAAGACCCGTTTGTCGGGTGAATTCGTCGCCCAAGCCTGCATGCGGCATGGCTGGGTTGATCCCACCATAGTGAAGCTGGAACGGACCAAACGACGAACCGCCATCGCCGCCATGATCAGGCCTCGACGGATCAAAGCCGTTCAGCCCCTCCCGTGCAGCGAGACGTGCCGTAATGTCAGGCGACATGCCGCGAGACAGCGCTGCCTGACGGATATATTGTTCTGTAGGGTTCATTGTTGTTCCAATAAAAAAGCCGCCCAAAAGGACGGCTTGTGGTTTTCATTTCTGATGGTTCACTGGTGTGGATGGACTGTCAGTTCCATCGGCTGGCGCGGCTCCTGACCGAGAAGACGAGGGGCTGCAACGGTCGCACCTCTGGATGCCGTGCCGACGACCGTAGAGAGCTTTTCGAGTGCGTCCATGTAGGCGGGGCGCTGCGAAGCGATCTTGACTGCCGCCTGCAACGCGCCGGGGCTGTTGCGGGCAAGCAGGTTGGCGATCTGGATCATTGAGTTGCTGTTGGCACGTGAGACTAGGGTACGCCCTGCAAAGGCGCCAGCCAGTCCTCCGGCAAACCCCAGTGCGGTGCCACCGTATCCATGATCAGACCCCATCCACCCGCCAGCTGCGCCACCCAGCCCAAGTTCGACAAGCTGTTTTGCTGTCGTGGAATTCCCCATCGCGCCACGTAACCGGTCAGCAAGGTCTTCAACACGCACATAGGCTTCAATCTCCTTCGCTTTCTGTGGCCCATAAACCAGCCCCATGCTTTCCCGCGCGGCTTCAGACTTGAAGACCCGGTTGATTACATTTGTACGGTCGCTGGAGGCCTTAATGCGGTCAATCAATTCAGAAGCATGGCCGGTTCTGAACGCCTTTTTCTGATCCTCGGAGAACTGCGAAAACGCTTGCCGGGCCTCTGGTATCGACCGTGGGGCGTTGGCAAAGTTCTTTCCCGCTTCAAGCGCATCCTCGGCACTGAAGAAGCCAGCCGCCCCTTGCCGAGCGGACTTGTAGGAGGGCACCTGCCCGTCAAGCTCACCAGTCAGCTTGCGCTTAATACCTGTCAGGGTTCCCGCATCATCGTTGTTGCCGGAACGCTGTGCACTGTCGATCATGTCATCAAGGTTGCGCTTGGTGTGGTCCCAGAATTCCAGCGACGGCGTGACAACCGATCCATCAGGATTGCGCTTTATGACATAATTGCCGAACTCATCCTGATCAAAGGGCATTGGCAAGGCCTTTTGACCGGTCAATGCCCCACGATCCGCACTTTTGGCGGGAACATCGTTCATCGCCTTGCGAAACGATGGCGACTGCATAAGTTCCTGAATGCCGTCCGTAAAGACGGAAGCGGCGTTTGGATCGTTATATGCAGCCTGATAAGCACTCTTGTTGGCTGACTGTGCCTGCTGTCGCAACGCTGCCTTATAAGCGATGTCATCGACATTACCACCAGCAAGCTTTTTGACGAAATCCGACGCACGCGCACTTTGGGACGCAAAGCGCTCATTAGCTAGCTTATCGATCAGATTGCGAGCTTCTGGCGCTTGGTTGGCCACAGACCGCGCAAGCGCCCGGACTGTTTCTCCGCCATAGTCCGCATTCACCAAGGGAATACCATGTTCATGCGCCGTTGCGGTGTCGATATCGTCCATAACCGATGCCGGATTTGCCCGCATATCACGCAGCATGGCTGCGCCAACACGCCGCGATGCCTCATTGTCCGGGTCGATCAAGGCTCTGACGGTTGGAGCAAACCGATCATAGGCGGCACCAATACCGTGCGTAATCGCCTCACCTACGCCGGAGATACCGAAGCCCAGTCCGCCCGAAATAGCTTCGCTCTTGAGCGCGTCCGCTCCACTGCCGCCGCGAGCCAGCGTATCAGCGCCGGAAATGGCTGCATTCGATGCACCTGACGCAATAATTCGCTTAACTGCATTAGAACCCGTCATACCGAGAAGCTCAGACGCCGCGGGGACGCCACCGGCAGCAGCCATTGGAGCAATGTTGGCGGCGAGCATGCCCGAAGTCGCCGACATGGGATACTGGTTATCGCGAACCTTTCGGTCGATCTCAACCTTCTGGCGGATTGCAGCCGGGTCCTCACCGGTGACCGCGCCCCAGATATTGCTTCCCGCATAGTCACCCGCCTTTTGAAGGGCCGGACCGACAATGGGAAGATCGCCAACGCTATGGTTGAGAAATGTACGTCCTGCATCGGAATAGGAATTGTCGTATGCCGTGTTCGACAGCTGCGAAAGCTCAGACAAATCTTGCTGAAATTCCGGAGATTGGCTCGCGGCCTGCGCCTGATATTTGGTCCAAGGCCCATCGGAAGACGCCGAGGTTCCTCCCTGTTTTTGGTATTTTTCCCAAGGTCCAGCCATTGTTACAGCTTCTCCCAATTGTTCTGGTCACCGGGGGCGCCACCCTTGAAGCGGTGGCCGTCTTCAACAGTTCCTGCCTTTGGCCCGTCCTGATTAGAGTGGCTGATCCCCAATTCACCTGGATCGATATTCATATGTTTCAGCGCTTCATATGAATTTGGGGTAAGTAGATCGGGGGCATTACGACCCATGACATTCTTGTAGCGTGCGTTGTAAGTCTCGGTTCGCGCAGCTAGCATGTGCATTGCAGACCGAACAACTTCGCGCAACTGGTCGAGTGAACTACTCGTGCTGATTGCGTCTTTCCATGCGTTTACCTGTGTTTCCGGCACCGCGCCGACGCCATGGAACGCTTTCCCAAGTTCATCTGCTACACCTAGGCGATAGGTTTCGAAGGACTTCATATCGGGATTACCCGTTTCTGAGCCGTATAGGTTTTTGACGCTATTCCACATAGGATAGCTCGTATTGTTGAGTTTCTGCGCTTCACCCATCATTCCGGAAAGGTGCTGAATAGCGAGATTGGTTGAAGCAGACATTTTTGCCATATCACCAGTCGCGTAATCCTTGCGGGTTGCGTTTCTGGCGGGAGCATTCGACATATCAAAAGTCTGGTCATATCGAGAGACGAGACCGGCTACCCTTTGACGCTCTCCGGCCTTCATGGACGTGACTTTTCCCAGATCCATTCTGCCTTCAGCAATTCCCTTTACCATGGAAGCCTGATCCGGCGGCAATTTATCCAGAAATTCCTTTTGCGCCTGCTCATCTGGTATGCCTTGGTCATTGAGCGGCACGACTGGGAGGCTGTTCTGATCGGTTGTACCGCTATTAGGCGCAGCATCTGGATGCGGCACATACTTGCCAGTAATATTGTCAAATATAAACCCGCCGCCAGCATTAGAGTACCTGCCGCCACCCTTCTTTCCATAATACAGGCCTTCAGCATTGATCTTGTTGATCTCCGCCTGTGTTTTCTGAACCTGCAACTGATGATCCGGATTTTGCCTATCCATCACCGTCTTAAGTGCTGCATTGAGCGCGTCAGGGGTACCGGCGATGGCTTGCGCGCTTTGTGGATCGAACCCATTCTTGACGAGAAGATCAACGGTGTGGTTGCGTGTAGCCCCGTTGGCGACAGACATGCCGCCCTTGGCTAGACTGTCCTGCGGAGAACTGCCCTGCGCCCATCCGGTAAACATATTGTTCAGCCATTGGCCAGAGGAGGAGTTAGCAAAATTGTGCAGGCCTCTGACAAGTTTGTCACCAAGATCATCCGGCAAGGTCTGCTGCGATGGCGCATTTGCCTGCCGCATACCAGACCACGGATCGGCAGGTTGCGCGTCGGCGGGTCTGGGGGCCAGAGAACCGGGGACATTCTGCATCAAAGGTGCTGGCGCGGTGGGCTGTGGTAATGCTGCGTTCGGGGCCGCATTCTGGTTGGTAAAAGTGGACTGCGGTCCAGTGAGCTGCGAAGTCATAAGGCGGTTGATTGCGCCCTGTCCGAACAGTTGAGAAATATCAAAGGCCATGGTTGCATCTTTCTTTCAAGGCATTCCAGATGAGGCCTCGAATGAGAATCATTTTACTGCTTTAATTTTGAAAGGAATTTTTATGCGCGATCTACTTGATCTTATTAACGAAGAAAGCCTGAAGGCGATTATGGAGCACAAAGGCAATGTGGTGATTGAATTTGACTTTCCAGCCGATATGCCGACGGAGAAAGTCTTTATGCGATTGCTACCAGACAATGCGCGCGCGATAGCCCGGTTACTGCTCCAGACTGCCGACAGCATCGACGGAGCCGTCAGCTACACGCCCAACTGACGGCCACATTATAGGCGTGGATTTTTCCGACATCTGATCAATATCAATCTCGGTGAATGGCGCGCGGTGAGGAGAAATCTTATATTCTAGTACGCGCCGATTGGTAACGTCTCTGCCGTCAATGCTGGCGGCAGAATTGTGACCTTCATGCTTCAGTTCCATAGTCATGATCTGATCCTAATGTTTTTGGGTCATGCGCGTTCCAATAGCGCCGCCAATTGGTCCACCAAGAATGGTCGCTCCGATACCGCCAATCGTTTGCAACGGATTGCCACTCTCTCTCTGGGTAGTCGTGTTGGTGCCATAATTGCCAGACGATCCAGCCGCCGCTCCTTGCAGCAATCCAAGGCGTCGCCAGCCGCGATTGTCCTGTTCGTTCCACTTGTCCCAGTCGGCATCGAGCTTGGCCTGATTGTTCTGGTCAAGTATCTGACCGCCAAGGAGTGCATTGCGTTCCGCGTTGCTCTGCCCCTGGTAAAGGTTGCTCAGATTGTTGAGCTGACCCTGATTGGCGGCATCGATCTGCTGATTGGCCGAAAGCTGGTTGTGCACATCCTGATTATACTGGTTAGACAGTGCGGTACTTCGAATGTTGCCAAGGGAACTTGCGAGGGCTGTGGTGTTCGCCGCCGAACCGTAGCGGCCTGCGCCGGAAAACTGGCTCATAGTCGAGTTTGCCGTCTGGTCGAGCTGGCCCTGTAAAGCATCTTCAAAATAGGGATTGTGGCCAACCAGCTTGCCGGACGCCATATCGCCAAGGTTGGTCGCGCTTGCTGTCTGCCCGGTAGCAAGCCGGTTAATTGCAGGAGAATTGTAATTGTTCGCTGCATTCCTCATGCCAGCGATTGCCGCCATCGTAACACCGCCCGGACCTGCAACACGCTGGCCCTGATAGACATTGCCGCCTTGTCCGGAGTTATACAGCCAGTTCGCATCACCCGCCGATTGCTGGTAAAGCGGCCTGCTCCATACGGGAGGTGCATTCGTTGTCGTCTGTTTCGATGATCTGCCGCCCATTTCGGACAACCTTTCTGTATCTCATGATAAATGGCTTAAAGCCGTGTGTGGCGAGCGCCTTGCGCCAGCCTGTGCGGCCAATCACATGAACCTCCGCGGCCCCGATTTCGCGCGCCCAGTCTTCAAACGGCTCAATCAGATCGGTCAGATCAACACCGCCAGCGCCCGCCAATTCGCAAAGAATGACACGCCTTTTGCCGGTGAATTCGCTTATGGTAATTTCAGACGTAGCAAACGCCTTGAATGCTTCGCTTTCATCGAGGATCAGCCAGAGCTGTTGCTCACCACGCATGATCTGCTCAAATAGAGTACGTACCGAAAGCTCATCAGGAAACCGCCTGACCAGTTTTTTCATGGCAGCAACCAGTTCCGGCCCATAACGGGCGAGGCGCTCAAGTGGCCAATCCTGCGTCAGGTGCACACTTAAGCTCATCGTAACCCCGCCGGTATGAATTCAACGTCAAGGCCTTTCACATGCGTCCACGTTTCACCTGCCGGAATGCGCACGCGAAAACGGTGAAAGCGAGCGCGGGAACGTTTGCGAACAAGACCGGTATTGTAGGAAGGTGTTTGCTCCGCCAACCAATGAACCGGTTCATGCTGATTGCGTCGCATGCGAATTCCAACGCTGACAAACACTTGATCAGTATCAATTACTGGATAAACTTGTTCTGTCCGGTTAAGTTGTCCGTTGGTCGCTCCAAACTCCTGCGTTGTAATCGTCGCTTCCATGCTGCCAGCCGAAAAATAACCCAGCCTGAAATCTGGCGAAAACGCACCAAGAATGGGTGCGTCGCCCTGCCAGACCTTACTGTCGAGAGAAAACGGTAATGCGTCGAGACTTTTAGAAACTCGATCCAGACCCTCCAGCGTATAGCCTTCGGTATAGATCGGCATGATAGCACTTGCCCTGATCTGAGCCACGCTCCAACGGTTAAGTTCCCAGTCATACACCAGCATTTCATTATAAATGCCGGTACCGTTGTAATCCAAAATCCAATAAACACGGGAATAGAACGGGTCGATGACGCCGACCATATCGGAAATATTGGAGTCGTTCAGTCTGGAGAAGATCGTTCGATCTACTTTTTCAAAACCGATAGGATTTAGACTGCCATCTGTGCCAATCTGGAAGAACCCGCCTTCGTCTGCGTAGAAGATAAAAGTTCCCCGACAAGCAATAGAAAGCGGCGACTTCGCGCCGCGCTTGTCCTGTATTTTCTGAAATGAAAACACTAGAGCCGATCCCGGCACGAAAGTGCCGAGATAAATAGCGGTCTGCATCAGGATGATTGGGTTGGTTGCCTCGTTTGAACCCTGCACCCTCCCGCCATCAGGGAAATCCTGAACATCGGAATTGCGCTGACCGGGCGTCCAGAATTCGCAGTCATTCAAACCTGACCACTGTACCCGGTTGGGATGATCCAGCAAGCACATCAGGCACACAAAATCTCCCCAGACGCGCACCTGCCCGGCACGTGGTGGATTACCGCCCAGATCGCGGAACTTCTTGTCCCTTCCAATTTGAAAAACCTGCGGGTTATTATTCTGATTGACCGCAATCACATAATTACCAAACAACGCAAACGACCATCTGGCCTCGTTTGAGGCCGCATATTGGGTGCCTTCTTTGCTTACGTCACTCCACGACAGGTCCGTGGGGTTGAGCGAATAGAGCTTGGTTGTACTTCCGGCAAATACAAATATGCCACCATCCATCGAGCGGACAGCAAAAGCCCCGCGCGGTTTTTCAGGCAAGGCATTGGTGAATTCATTAAATCCCTGCATTGGGATATAACCATCCTGTGCAGGCAACACATTCAGAACATCGTCTGTATAGGCTGTATTGAGATCAGCAACATCGGGCCTGTATTCTGCAACCGGTATCAGCATATCAGAACGCAGTCGCCGTTATGCGACCGCTCCCATTTCGTCTGGAAGTTTCAGCAGCAAGTAGCTTGTCTTGTTCGTGAAAATCATCAAGGGCAGCCACGGCAGGTGCCGGATCCTTGAGATAATCGCGATAGAGTTCATATTTGGCGCGCGCCTTCACTAGATCGAAGGCTTCCGTGAACCAGACATTGCTGTCACTGGCCGACTGGATCGGAGCCAGTCTGTAGGGGCCAAGCTGCAAGCGGATAGTTTCACCATCGGTTGCAGGCGCAGGATAAAGCTGAATACGCTGCCCAAAATAGGTAAAACTTGTAGGGCGCCCTCTGGTGGAGGATCTTCCGCCAAGCAATTCCAGTTCATCCGGCCCGCTGCGAACAAGTTGTAGCCGGGCTCCACCGCCATCTTCAATGAACGCGGCCACAATGCGGACCAAACTGGGTATGTTGGGGTTGTCTTTTCCATCATACCATTTTCGCCCGGCCACAGTGCGGAAGGTGATATCCGTCGCCTCATTGAAATAATATGGCCCGCGCTCACAGACCCGGATTGCCTTAAAAATACATGTCTGTATCTGATTACCATACTCGCCCGTTACATCATCGATTTCGTCCGAAATAACGGTGAGCATGTCATAGAACGTGCGGTCCTGCGGATCGAGCTGCGGTGGAATAGTATTGTTAGGACCGCCAGATTGAACGGTAATCGACATAAGCAAACCCCAAAGGAAGAAAAGAAAACGCCCCGGAGGGCGTTTCGTGTTCTTTATATGTGCCTGACTAGGCTTTTAGTGCATCCACGACTGCCTTGAACGCGGCTGTTGCCGTCTTGAGGTCCGAGAAATCCGCAACAGGTGATACCAATGCAACAATTGCTGGCTTGGCTTTCAATGCAGCAATCGCGTTGGCATCGGTGAATTTTGTCGCTCCTTCAGCGATTCCATCCAACTTTGCCTTGTCTGTGGCCGCAAGGAGGCCGTCGGCAGTAGGTGTAGCTACCGGGATAGATGCGCTACCGCCGCCTTTCACCTCTTTGCCATCAACAATGAGTTCCTTGACCAACAAGCGCTGACTGCGGTGACGCGAACAAGTTCCGGTGATTTTCATGATTGTTCCTTCTGTATTGAAAAAAGGGCCGAAGCCCTTTCATCAATTGTCCACCGCATATTCGATGACGATGATTGCCTCGCCTGCTGCTGCAACAGCGCTACGGGCGAAAGTAACCACTGTTTCCTGCTCTCGCCATGCCTGTTCGACTTTAAGGTCCGTCAACACTATTGCCGCTTTGTCGAGAGCCTGTTTCGACGCAAACGCATCTGCTTTCCGCCCCTCTTCGCCGATATCCAGCGCACCGGCGTTGAATGCCTTCAGCACGTAGACTCTGGTGCTCAGGATAATGGCACGATCTGGAAGGACGCCAATTTCGCCTTCCAGACCATGGTCATCGAAGGCAATACGCTTGCGCAAGACATGCGTCACCTGAAGATTAAGCTGACGACCGCGTTTTGGCTGATGTGTATCATTGGTTGCCATTTTCAAATGTCCTTACTTTGCAGGCGCCGCATAGGTTGAAACGACGATGGTTCCGAAATCTTCACCGTCGAACCGCGTTTTCTTCATGCCAAGGATGGTCTGGGCGGAGACGCCAAGCTGGCGCTGATAGTCGAACAGTTCCTCGACGCGTTTGAATTTGTCCGGATTGTTCTTCATGCCATAGGCGGCGACCGCGGACTGCGCACCCAGAAGAACTGCGCGTCGCACATGATCTACCATCTTGCCGTTAGAAGCCACGCCGGGGACAACATGCTCTGCTTCACGCAGAACCACATTATTGTAGACACCGAGCGATCCATCAAAGATCGGGTTCTTGGCGCGCGAACCGGTGTAAGCGGCTTTCGTGATGTCCTGCCACTGACCGTCACTGGTGTTCGTGCGCATCGCCGTGACCTGCGTGGTGTGCAGATACATGACATACATCTTGTCACCACCCACATTCACGGGACGAAGCTTCGGGTTAGAAAGCTTGGCCCGCTCCACTGCCTTGTCGATCAGGGTGAGGTCAAAAATATCCTCTTCACCCAGTTCCTCGTCGGTAGTCTTGCCGCCAGCGCGGAGGATTCGACCCGCCGATGGAACAAGAGGAGCATTGAAGCCGTAATGGACGGGCTTAAGATTGATAAGGCGCCCTTCAAACGGCAGTTTTGCCGCCGTGTAGCCACCCCACTGGATGAAAGCCATCATAGACATGCGGTCGGAGAACCAGTCCGTCAGGCCATCATTGGCTTCCTGACGCAGGCTGAACGGAACACGCTGCGCGTCAATGGTATTACCATCGTTTTTGACCTTTACCGCATGTGCCAGTTCGTTGATGTGTAGTGCATCCGAATAAGTCGACAGACCTTCTTCGTTGCCTTCAAGCGTTTCATCTTCCGAAACACCATCACCAATCAGCTGCTTGCGCAGGCCAAATGTGACCTTATCACCCGCAGCCTTCTGCGTTTCGTTCTTGATCTGGATAATGCTGTTAGACGAAGTCCCCATCAGAGGCGCGATTGCGGTTGCCTTCGAGCTTTCGACGGAAAGTTTCTTCGACCACAGCTTGTTTGCCAAAGCGTCATTGACGCCAAAATTGGTCGTTGCCATGTGAATTTCCTAAAATGTTTATGGATTTTGGTGCCGCACATGACGTTGTGAGCAAACGAAGACAGGTTTTCCGCTGTCACGGGGACCGGTATAACGCTCCGGCAAACGAAGGGCAGTTTTAAGCCATACCGTGGGCTTCATACGATTTAGGCGTTGTCGCCTAAAATCTTGTCGTAGATGCGAACGTTTTTAGGATCCCTGTACCAGGCATCAAATTCTGAAGGAGACATCGCAGCAATAGCTTCCGCAGTCATCGGATCGCCGCTATTGGTGCCACCCGATGCACCAAGCGTCTTTGACGCACGCTGGGCCTCATCCAAGGCCGCAATCTTATCAAGCGTTTGCTGATGGGTGTCCTTCGGATCGCTTGTAGCGCCACCAGATACAGCATCCGGTTTGTAACCATACGCATGGGCCATCTCGTATACCACCTGCGCCGGGTTCTTACCGCCCTTGGCAGCGCTTGCAATAATTTCCCGCAATTCTCCGTTAATCTGCCCGATACGCGCCTGTGGATCGACAAAACGTGGGTCAACAACCGCTAGCGCTTCAAGCTGTTTGAAACGAAGATCAGCCAGAAAATCAGTAGCCTTGTCAAAATCAGGTCGGATCGTGCGAGCATGCGTAACGGCACTATCCCATGTATTCCAGACCTCAGCCTCCGCCCGGCGCGACTGTTCTTCCTGCTCGCGCTGGCGCGATTGTTCCTGAACCGCCTTGTTTTGGCCAGCCAGCCATTTCAGATAGCCGACCAAATCCTGTTCCGGATCAGGCGCTGCATCACTGTTTGCCTCCGGCTCTGCTTCTGTCGGCTTCCCGTCCTTCACCGCAAGCAGCGTATTCCAGCGGTCATCAAGAACAGCAAGCCTCTGGTTGACCGCCTCAAGCTCTGCCTTGGTTTTCTTATGCTCCTCACGTTCTGCGTGAAACGCACCATGCGGCACCAGACTGCCCTTCTTATCGGCACCGGTTTGTTCCGCCTCAGTGCCTTCTGGAAGGGTGGTCTGCTCGGTCTGAGCCTCGTCGAGGCCAGCCTCCCCTTCGCCGCCAAGGCTGGGCGCTATCTTTTCGCCTCCGCTTTCAAAGTAAGAGGTTTCGTCAGCGGTGAGACCGCCGTTCATTTCTTCATCCATGTTTCACCTATGAGTTAAGATTAGTGGCCAGCGGCAGCCCGTGTGCCGTTTGCGTCCGCATTGCGTTGCCGGATTGCATTCTGTGCGGCATCAATCGACAATCGCTGCCGCGCCAGTTCATTCTTTTCCGTCGCAGTCTGCAAATCCATCTGCGCCGTCTGTTGCTGCACATAAAGGGCAACTCCAGCCGCCTGCTGATCGATCTGATTACGCTCTTGTTTTGCCTGCAAATCCGCCTGCTTTTCAGCGACCTTCAACTGTAAAACCTGCTGATGCGGGTCAGGCGGTGGCGGGTTTTGTGCCTGCGCCTGTTGTTGCTGCTCGAATTGTTTCTCCAGCTGATCGACAAGTGTTGCCGGAAGTGGCGAATATTTCAGCATCTGCAACATGATTTCAGGCGTCATCTGATCTTGCAACAACGGCATCATCTGCTGCAAGGCAGCCCACGTTCGTTCCTTCTCGTTCGGACTGGTCGGCGCATCGTCCACGATGATTTCGTAATCGACACTCGCAACGGCCTCACGCGTCAGCGGGACATATTGCTGCTTATCCTGACCCACGATGCGAACAAGCCGCCCATCGGAGAGATGGTTCTGGATCAGGTGCAGAATAATCTTGCCCTGCCTCTTGCGATAGCGGCGCAGGCTGTCAAACAAAGATGCCAGCAGATTAAGCGACGACTGTTTGCGCGTCTGCTCCAGAATGCCAGGCTGATCAACCTCACGCGTCCCGATAAACTCAGCGGACAGTCCAGTCACATCATTTATCGCCTCCTTGCTTTCGTTAAAAAGCTGGAAGAAGCCAGTCGGAAACTGTGCAGTCGGCTTGGGTTGTATCTTCTGAGCCGAAAGCATCCCCTGCTTGGCCCACGTAATACTATCTGCCCTCGTCCAGCTTGCCTCAGCCTGCCGATCATCTTCGAACGCGCCGCGCTCTGCAATAATGCCGCCTTTGGACTGGCTGTTGAGCAGATGCATCACCTGACTATAGAACTTGTTCGCCCAACGCTGTGGGTCCTTGGTGGGCCGGACAACGCCATAAAACTGCTTCTTCAGCTTATCGCGGTAACCCGTGATGCATTCCCATCCAAAAGTTCCCGTGGGGATGAGCGGTTTGTCAGGTTCGCCAAGTACTTCACGTCCGATAAAGACACGTCTGATCACCTTGCGCCGCTGCTTCACATGCTTAAAGCCCGCAATATTCTTCGTCAGCAAATCTGCCTGCTGCTTCGAATATTCCCGCATCTCACCCGTCCGCAAATCAGGACCACGATAATAAGTTTCGCGTTCCAGCCACCGACATTCAACTATCGTACAGAGATTGTTCTGATACTGATCCGCAATGTCGTTCCGGTCACCGGTATAGAAATTTGCTTCTGTCTGCTCATGCGGACCTGCCGGATCGTCCATCAGCGATTTCGCCCAACCGGCATGAAGCATTTCGGGGGCAATGTCCGGGAACAGCTCCTGAACCTCAGACAGCGGCTTCTCATCCACGTAGAAGATGCGGGTCGCATCCTCAAGATTCGGCTTGACCGCGTTACAATCCCAGACAAATTTCAGCGGATCCATGCGGGCCATATTCGGGGCACCGTCCGGATCATCCTCGTAATCAAGCCGTGTATCTGTCCAGCCCATGCCGCAAATGACAGTATCTTCAAAGGCATCACTATCAACACTTTCACCGTCGGCCTCATCCCGAAACCATTCACCCGCCCCTGTCAGAACCTCGTTTGCTTCAGCGGCCCCCATCTGACGGGGAATAAAGCGAACCTCGCGCCGATTGTTGACTTCGGAGCCACGAACCGCATTCACCAAGGGCGCAATACGGTTAAACGCCACCTCAGGACGCCCTTGCTCACGCAACACAGCCTTATCCGCATCGCTCCACTGGTCGTTGTTGTAAAAAGCGTAATCCTCGCGGGCCTCTTTGCGCCACTCATTGGTATGCGCAATATCCTGCCTGTACCAGCCCTTGAGCTTTCGCGTCAGCTCTTCACGGTCAAGGCGCGATGGATCAGCCTCGCCAGCTTCATCAACCGGCGACTTGTCGTCGTCATCATCTGTCATTGGATTTCCTAACCGGCCATCCATGAGGTGGAACTGCCGAATGAACCGCGATAGCCGCCTGTATCTTTTGGTTTGCCTGCCGGCTGTTCATACGCAACACACATTAAACCGAAAGCATCAGCGCCATGACTTGACCAATCGTGTTCCGGGCCGAGACCTATATCCCGTTTGTCGTCGCGTTTTTCGTGATACCAGCCAAGCGCATCAATCCCGCCCTGCGTGGTTTCTTCGTGAAACCACATCATCGGGAACAGACGGCGGCCAGCCTCAATACGCATTTTGGCGGCACCTGCCCCCTGATTGGCAATAATAATCACGTCAAATCCAGCCTGACGCAGCGCGCTTTCAAATGATGCATCATGCACACGGTCGTTCGTCGTGCCATCGTGCGGCAGCACGCAAAGCGCATTTTCCCAACCACGCTCTCGCAGCCAGGCGATGTGGGTAGCCAGCGGTTGGCCCTGCGCCTCGTAATAATCAAGCACTCGGATTTCCCGCCCGATAAATTGCGCAATCCAGATCGCAGTCGCATCCGATTTTGCCCCCGTGCCGCCCAAGTCCCAAAAAGCGCGAACCTGCATCAGCGGGTCTTTGGCAACCCTACCTATTCGCCTCTCAAGTCGAGCATCATTCAGGCATTTTGCATAATACGCACCCGATGCAACCGTGACATAGCCACCTTCCCACACATGCGCATAATCGTCTGGCGTCATGCGGAGGCAGTCAGCGCGCTCTTGCTCCAATTCATCCGAAAACCATGGATTATCACGCCAGTTCGCCTCAACGACGATAGCGCCCTTCGGCTTTTCCGGACCGCGCAACATCACATCAACGGGGTCCGTCTTCTTTCTCGCGTTCCAACTCCACCACATTTGCGCGCCGGACGTTCGCATTGTCGGGCGCAGCATTTTGATAGACGTCGCCGAAGCCGTTTGCGCCTCTTCCCACCAAGCGCGCTTAAAGCCTTCCAGTGACTTCACACTGTCGGCAGTATAATCGTTCATGCCTTTGAATATGATAAGGCCATCACCGGGCGTACGGATCACATCGCGATAAGCCTTGAAGCCGTCCGCCTCACCCAATCGCAGAGAAGCAAGCTTTGCTTCGATCAACGCCTTGGAAGATTGCGCAAGATCCTTCTGAACCTCACGAATGCAGATGGACTTCAAGCCCTCTCCAGCACTGTTGCCCGGCTCAGCAAGGCTGTCCTCTATCATCATCCCGGCGAAGAAATGCGACTTGCCTGACCCTCGCCCACCCCATGCACCTTTGTCGCGTGCCGGTTCAAGCAGCGGAAGGAAAACTCTCGCTGTCGGGATTTCTAATTCTGCAGTTTTCATTAATCCGCTTTCGGATCGACAATCACGCGCTTAACTGTATTCACCGCAATTGGACCACCGTCCTTGCCAGTCAGCTCACTCTTATCCGCAAGCCCAAGCTCACGTGAAATAATATTGGCGTTCAACAGATCAGCCGCCGCCCCCGCAAATTTCTGCTGGTAAATAACAGCCTCGGCTCGCCCAATGATATTGGATAAATCGGAACGCGTTTTCTTCCATGCCTGCCATGTCGTGAAATCAATATCGATAAACAGACACAACCCAGATATCGTCATCGCCCGCATCTGTGCTACCGGTTCATGTGTAGCCGTACCCTGAAACGTAACAAGCTGGTCCTTATAAAGCGGGTTAGTCTCCACCCACTCGAAATATTCGCAACAAGCCAACCAAAGCGCATCTGCAGTCTCAAATTTCGGATTGCGCCCATGGGAGGATCGCGCCTCCCAGAACCGGTGCCCGGGTAGAAAGCGACCCGTTGCAGGATCACGTCCACTCATTTTGATGTCGCCTTATGTAAACTTAGGTGAATGGATGCCCATATTATGAACATGGCAGCCATGATTAGGCTCCAACGAGACGCGCTTAGAACGGCCCGAAAGAATATCACGAAGCGCATAGCCTTCGAATGCCCAAATCTTGTTGCGAGCATTGTCGTAAGCAATTTTACGGCCAATCTCTTCATCGAAGTTAGCAGGGGATGCAGCCGCGCTTTCGCCAGTGACGATGAAGCCATTCTGGAGTGTCATGGCGCATACGGTCAGTGTGGTTCCGGGGAACACATGGTAATCGATAGATTTAATCATGCGGTCGATATGGTCAGGAGTCAGGCGTGGCGCATTAAGCCCCTTGCTCTGAATTTCCTGTTCAATTGCTGCTTCGTCTTTACTCATCATTCTTCCTCTTGGGGTGATGATAGAAATGAAAAAGCCCCGCGTGAGCGAGGCTGAATGGTCAGTATGCGATTAATCGCAAGTTCCATATTTGACCAGAACGGGCCGGACGCTATCCCGGCTAGACGATTGCCATAAAATTATCAGCTCTTACATGAGGGCGGGCTTCGCCTCATAGCGTCTTATCAATGCCCATTGACGCGCTTCTGCTTTCAGCGCCGCCGTTCTGATTAGTATGCGAGGGCTTCACCGCCGTTTATCCGTCGAGGAAAGGTGTATCGATATGTCGCCAAGGTCGCGAGCCAGTGACATATCGGGTGAAGCGAACCAGACCCGTCGCATTCCGTTGAGGCGTTGCCTCGAAACTGGTTGCAGGAACGGGACTTGCACCCGTGATCTTCTGGGTATGAACCAGATGAGATAGCTGCTTCTCTATCCTGCTGAATCAAAAAGCGGCCCGAAAGCCGCCTCATTCACCTCTGAATACAATCACCCATTCTGAATTTATGCGCATATAATTCAGTACTTAGTGATTTGGCAAGACATTCATGTGAATTTCTTTCGCTTTCTCGTAAAAAAGTGTCGATAAAGCGCATTGCAGACAAGACGAATATCTCCAAGCATGTACGGAAAGTACTGATCTCCCTCAAGCATGAACTGAACGGCTGCATAAAGATTGCCATTTCGTGCTTCAGCCTGGGCCTCATCTATCGTCCGTCGCGCGGCGCTGTGCGCCTGCTTGGCATGGATCACCCATTTATCATATGCGTCAGGATCATACGCACCGATCTTCCCTGTGTGGCTGTAATACGCAGCTGGGGAACAATGGGCCTTTCGATAGTCGTTCCATACCTCTCGGTAACGTTCAGCCGCATCATACTGCCGGGCACTAATTCCGTCAGACCTGTCGCGCTTCCATGCCAGATGCAGCCGCCCAAGATTATCAGAAGCTTCCATGCTCAACGCTTCTGATGCGCTCATTCCAAATATCTTCATTCTCGCCAATTGCGCCACCTTGGCAGGAGGCTCTTTCGCCCGCGAAATCTGGCCAGACGACGTACGCAACACCCCCACCTTCTTAGGCCGACCACGCTTGGTTTCTCGCTTCGCCGCCTTATTGTAAGCCGCCATCATCCCTCTCCTAAGCTACCCGCTTCTTCCACTCGATCGGCTTTGGCCGCCTTGACGGATTGATTGGCTCCAAGCCGTCTGCAACCCTCAGATCATCAGCAAATGCAATAACCTTCGCCCAGTTCATCCGCCTGCCCGATCCCTTCTGGCCAATCCTCTTGAGTGCAAACGCGGCGGCAATGCGTCGTAATTCATAACCTCGATCCAAAAGAAAAAGCTGTACCGCATCGTAATTGCCACATGCTCCCCGCTCAAATCGGCGCACACCGTGTTTTGCCATATATTCATCAATCAAAATCGTTTCTGGTTTCATGCTAGATTCTCTTTTCAAACCGTGCCTTCTTCCGGGTTTCATGACTGCGCTGAATATGAATAAGCCTTTCAACTTCACACTCCGCAATGCCCATTAGTTGGGCTATTTCCAGCGTATCCTTACCCCTGCGGAATAACCGAAGTGGACGAGCTTCAAGATATGCCGCTGTCGTCATGCTGCTCTCGCTACCTGTTTAAATGTGGATGCGTTCGGAGAATTCGGCACTCTGTCTAGATGGAACTCCTTACCGTTTTCTTCAGCAAGCGCCTCAAGACGTGCCAGCGAGGCCTCGGCGCTTGTGTCGTAATGATCCTTGAGGAATTCATCGCTGACGAACGACACTTCCTTTTCAACGGTTTCCATTTCTTCGTAAGCGGACCCCGAAGCGCCATAGAGTTCCGCGGTTGCGGGAATGTAGAAGAAGCCCTTTGGGAGTACGTTTCGGCGCGAATACTGAATGAAGGCATCGAAGCTATCGAACCTGATGAGCAAGGCGCGACCTTCTGAGGTCATTCTCGCCCTCTGAGCGTTCACCTTCTCCAATATGTTCGGCCGCTTCACGGCGTTTGGACGATTGTCCTCGATGACCGATCGGTTTTTCTCCAGGTCGATTTTCTTGACAACATCGGCCATTTCTTCACGGATGGCTGCTGACAGTTCCGGCGCCATTGGGCAGTAACGGCGGCTTATACCGTCAATTTCACCACGGGTAATGCGCCGTATCGTGGTCTTGAGAGCATATGCTGTGGCGCCTTGCATCGCGATCAGATAGCCTTCGATCTGACCTTGCATGGCACGAGCCAGTGCAGCTTCATCATCCGTCTTGATGCCCGATCCACGGGGTGGCAACACCTGAAACAACTTTCGGATTTCTGTTATCATCTCTTCCGAGGATGCTTCCCTCAATCGTGGGTCCTGAAAAGTCATCGTCGTGGTTCTCCATCTTGGAAATCATCTGGTCGAGAAGATCGACCGCCGCATTGCCCGATCCGGTTCGCCCCGGAGGCGGGTGGTTGCGGGTGGTGGACCGATTTTCAATCCAATCTGACTTGAAGCCCTGCCAACCAGACGCAATCATCGTGTCTGCTGCGGCGTTCGGTTCCGGGCATTTGGCGAATTCTGCTGCGAGAAGGTGTGCGGCACGAGGGGTCATGGCCTTCTTGATCGCCTTGCGGTGTTCGATCACGGCCAGAGCGTGGTCCTCATCGAGAACCTTCATCAATTCGCTTTTGACTGATGCTTTTGCGGGCGCTTGCGCCTTAACATCTGAACGAAGTGAAGATGTATTGATAGGTTCTAGTAATAGGTTAGTGTCGCTCTCAGCTACTACCCCTCCCCGCTGTGTGCGACTACCGTGGTCGCTATCAGCTACTACCCCCCGCATGTTGAGGGTATAGGTGTTTGGAAGATTTACGCCATCGGACATACGGCGATTGACAGATAAAAAGTCTTGGTCTTCGAGGGACTTGATAGCCCGAATTATGCTGTCTTTACTCGCCCCACAGTCCTTAGCCAGTAGCCCTACAGACGGGTGGCAATCGCCTTTTTCGTTGCTGGCATAGTTCGCCAGTATGAGGAGAACCATTTTCTCCTTCATCGGCAAATTTTGTTCAACCGCCCATGCCATAGCCTGAAAGCTCATTGCTTTGCTCCTGCTGCCACATCGACAGCCCAATCAATCGCTTCTTGAGCGCTGCAAAGTTTCACCACTGGCGAGCCGCGCCATTGATTTGCAAACTTCTGCTGATTGTCGTTGAGGGATTTGCCATAGCCTTTGTGGCCGGTCTTGCACTCAACAAGATAACTCTTGCCGCGATAGCCGACGAGCAAATCTACAGGCTGATCCAGACGATAAACGCTGAAACCGCACTGAGTGAGTGCTGTAACGATCTCCGGTTCGCTGAAATCTCGCTTGGCTGCGCGTCTCATGCTCTGTCGTCCTTCAATTCCGGGCAGATGATCTCGGCCAGCCATGCCGCCTTGTCACGGAGCCGTACGGCCATCGTGTTCCGCTGCTGGAATGATAGCCATCTGAGCAATACGGGCGGTTTCTTCGCGGTAAGCGGCATGTTCTTCCCTCGCTCTCAGGATCGCCCGCATATCTTCGATTTCGCGGTTTTCGATCCGGCTGGCTTCTTTATTGAAGACGGCTCTTACTCGCCGTCTGGTCCACGCACTGTTACGCTTACTCAATTGCACATAAGCTCGTTCCAGCATGGATTTGACCGGCTCTCGCACACCGCGAATGCCGATCACGCTATCAAGCAGAGAGGCCGCTACATCTGTGTCAGCCACTGGTTTCTCCTTGGGTGAAAAATCCACGTTTCTGGGTGATCGATCCACATTCATGGGTGACTCCTTCGCTATGTTTGCTGTCAGCGACGACCGAAACAAAGGTGAAGGAGAATGAATGGAAGCAATCGGATTTGCTGCGTGGCGGGTGCTGAAAAAAGCCCGCCATGCAGCGCTTTTAAATACTCAACGGCACGGTAAAGATGCCGAAATCGCCAAAGCCAATCGGCTAAGCGCAGCCCTCGCCGCAGCTTCCGTCGATCCGCTCGAAACAAGATCACGAACGCAGTCACGGGCCAGAAAGACACCGTCATGAGTACGCATTACGACAATCGCCATTTACGCAGCCTCGCTCTCATAGGCGGAAGCAGCGGAAGAAAAATTTTTCTCGTTAATATTTGCCAGACCCAGCATGTCAGCATAGGCGCAAGCAAACTCTGCCTTCTCGACAACCTTCTGAACGCGCTTGCATTCTCCAGTGCCGTCGCGCTCATCCATGATCTGCGCCTTGAGCAAAGCCTTGATCTGCGACCAGTCGAAACCTTTGGCAGCAGCCGCATCGCGCAAGGCTGCAATCTGTTCTGCAAGTTCAAGCTGCTGCTCAATCAATGGATAAGCCTCTGAACAGATCGATTTGAGTTCACTCGAATGGCACATCACAAAGCCTCCGCTATCGCGATAATCCCAACAGCCAGACACATGCCGCCCGACACGAAAAACATAGCAGCGCCAGTCGCCAAGCCGAGCCAAAGCGAAACAACACCAACAACAAGGTTGATTAAGCCGAGGATCATGACGCACCGCCTTGACTCTTAAAGAACAGGTCGGGCCCAATGGAACCGGTTTGATTCCCAAGGAGATTTATATTTTGACGAACGAAATCACTATTAGGAGCGGCAAGCTGCTCGCTGTGGGTGACACCCAGCTTGAAATTATCGACCGCGGAATTCCGATAGCTGTTCCCAATCTTTTCGTTGAGCACCGCCATAGTAACGGCATGATCGCTATATCGCTTGCCACGGTTATTGCTGACGGCACGAACAAGCCCGAAGCACACGTCTGCACACGACTTCGAATGGATTTGATATTTGCTCAAGCCCTTAGAGATCAGCTTGATGAACTGATCACAAATTCGATGACTCCGCTCGACAAGTCCAAAGCGAACTGATCCCCTCATGCTTCCGCCCTCGCTTCCTTGCGGGGACGGGTGAGCGTCTGCGGTATGAAGTCATCAGCAGACAAATAGATGCCCCTATCCGCCGCAGCCGAGATTATTGGGCGGATGTGGTTAATAGGAATGAAACCACCGGTGCCACCCCGACTCTTGGGGGACATCCAGCGGTACACTCGCGACACATGTACACACGATGCGGCTGCAATTACATCGACGCCAAGCTTGGCAACTATCGAACGCGCAGGATCAAGGTGTCGTTTCATCATAATGCACTAATTGCGATTATCGCGATATTTGTCAAGCTTTATTTTGCGATCTTCGCGATAGCAAAAATTGCGTAATTCGCAAATAATTAGATATGGATATTCAAAACGAAATTCGCCGGTGGATTGCCGGCCAACTACAAAAAGCAGGTCACGGATCAAAAGGGCGCCTTGCCTTGCACCTTGGTGTGAGAGCTGACGCGATTACGCGTATGCTCAATACGGGCCCCGGCAAGGAGACCCGTGTTATCAGGGCAGATGAGCTTGTTAAAATTCAAGAGTTCTTTGGGTCTACCCCGCCGAGAATGAACCCTACCGACGAGCAGGAATTCTTCACTCTTTATGAAGCGGCAAGTCCAGACGAGCGGGAAGCTGTGAAAGCCTTTCTGAAAACCCTATCTGGCGCAAAAAGAAAATAACGGCCAGTCTTTCGGCTTTTTTGAGATCGTCCCACCCCGGCATTTGAGAGCTATCCATACTTTCACACCAAACCAGCGTCAGCTGCAGTTAAGTGCATGGCATTGCAATATGTCATAAAAATACTCCCTACACGAAATGCGTACAGATTGCGCACGTAACGTGAACATATCAAGTACGATTTGGTGAAAGTTAAGAAATGGTTAACGAGGGAGGACGAGCCTCCCTCAATGGAATGTGGGGTTAGGCGGCTTGGACGACGGCTGGGAATGCCTTGGCAAGAACGGTCAAGCCTTTCGGAGTGACGCGTACCTGCGTTGAAATCCACTCCGTACCGTCCTCTTTGGGGCCGGTATTGACCTTATGCTCAAGATAGCCTGCCGTAATCTTGGACTGATACGCGATATCATCCTTCGATCCAACGCGGCGATACGTCCAGCCGTGTGTTCGCATCCATTTACAAAGCACATGAGGGGCAACGCCGAGGTGCTTGGCGGCTTCCGTGCGATTGAAACTGCCGTGTGCTTCAGCGATCTGTTCAAGCGCATCGACCGCTGGCTGCATTTCATGCACCTTATTTTTAAGCTCGATGACCTTTTCCGTGTAGCTCAGAAGAATGCCGCGCATGGCTGCCGGGTCGTTCAACATGGCAACGGGATTGGCTGGCTGCTTCGCTATACGCTCGCACTCGATGAAATACTGGCGAACTTCCTTGCCCTTCGGGGTACGCTCGACCATGCCGAGTTCTTTGCCCATGTCGAGGGTGATGGCGTATTCCTTGCGTTTCCCGCCGCTTACTAAATTTTCAGTAACCGTCACGAAATCCTGATTTTCGATAAAGCCAAAATCGCGGATGCGGTTGCCGATCCAATCGTTAAACCGCGTTGTCACCTCAAGAAACGCATGAAGATCGCGGGCATTAACCGCCTGCACCAGCTCTGTGCCGATTTGGCCTTCCCTTACAACTGGAAACTTGGTATTGCTTTGATTGTCCATTTTGGACGCCTTTCAATTTGTTTGGTTGACTGGTTGAAGAGCGAAGCGGGTTTCTGAGGCCGGTGCTTCGCTCTTTTCTCTTTCTTGGCGTTCCATCCTTTCCCGAATAGACACCAAAACTTCTGCTGATTGAGACCTCATATTTTTTGCCGCCTCAATCGCGAGCCACCGCTTCATTTCAAGCGGGATGGCAATCTTAAACTGTTTCTTATCTTCCTTCACCTTATCCTCCATAACCATTACATGACCATATGCCCATAAAATGGTTATAGCGTCAAGGCCATAAAATGGGCATAAATCGCGCATGAGTGAAAAAGAACGCGTCCATTTTAAAATTGCCCTTCCAGTTGATCTGAAGCAGCGGATGGAGCACGAAGCAGTTGAGAACCGCCGAAGCCTTTCTGCGGAGATAATTGCTCGCCTCGAGCAATCATTTGATATCGTGAAGATAGCATCGGACGAAATGCGCCTACGAGAGAGGTTCGTTAAAGTTATCGAACGACAAGAAGATATAATGACAAAGCAATCTGAATTGCTCGACGATCTTCTTAAAGAGCTTGCTTCAAAGGAAGCAGACAATAAATGACCCATCTTTACGACGACGATGATAACGACATTCCGATCTTGAAAACACAGGACGAACTTATCGTACTGTCAGTCCGAGAAGATATTTGGAAGGTTCAAACCTTACTGAGAATGCAATTAGATCAGTCAAAGGCACGAAATCGACTTTTGGCAGATATCAAATATTGGGTTCAATTCTCTACCGCCGGCATATTTCTAATTGCCTTTTATATTTGGTGGTACAAATGAAGCAGATCGATCACGAACAGAACAAGTTCACCAAGAGGCGGCAATGGGCTTGGCGCTTGTTCCAGTATTTTTTGCGATATTCAGCGGCGACGCTGATGATTGCTATTCCAAGCATCGCAAATGCCAATCCAGGTGTGTCACGCGACATCTTTTACAGCGGCAACGAATTAATCGAATATTGCAGCATTTCTCCCACATTCGTAATGGGTTATATTATCAGAATTTTTGATGCAGGCGCATATTTACCTCGTAATACAAAGAAAAGTATTGCACACCACATAACATCACAAGCGTCCAACTTCAGGACGTTTTTTGCAAGTATTTGCAGGACAACCCCGCTGAAAGGCATCACGAGCCAAACGATCTGCTATCGGCAGCGCTCAAACAAGCATTTCCGTGCCAATGAACCCCTTGAACGTCTTTTAGGAGACGCTGACAAATGACACTAATCCACAACGAACGCATCAAGCTGCTGGCCAGCAACATTGATCGCCTTTCGACGGCGTTTGTCGTTGTTGGCGTACTCGGCAAGACCTTCAATTTCACGCCGGGGAGCGGACTGTTTGCCTCGGCCCTCGTTGTCGCGTCTTGGATTCTGCCAGCAATTGGATTACACTTAACAGCGAGACGAATCCTAGGGAGATTGAAGCCATGACCTCAGCAGTGTTCTTTTGGTACGTATTCCCGCTGATTGTGGCTGCGGCTGTATTCTGCTGGCTTTGGTACGACAAGCACTACAATAGTCATTCCCGTTGATACACCCCCCCCCCACACACACAATCAGTTACGACATCCAGCCCCGGCGGCTTTAGGCTCCGGGGTTTTGTTTTGGTTGGTGGTTGTTGGCGTTATGTCGCCGCTAGATGTTGTGGCCCGAAAGATTAATCGTCACTAAAAGTCGAATTGGTGGAGAAATGCGAAACGCAAAAAAGTGGAAACTTTTTCGCAACCTGTAAGAAACTCGCTAATCGCTATTACTGAAAAAGCGTAAAACCTGTTGACAAGGTGCGTAATCTACATACATATGAAGTCATGCAAACGGTAGCAGAACTCAATGCCTTTCGTAAACACGCGGACCTTGCCGGGATGACCGATGAGGACATTGAGGAACTTGTCGCCTATCTTGGAGAAAACCCTGACGCGGGCGAAGAGATACAAGGCACAGGCGGTTGCCGGAAAGTCAGATTTGCTATTCGTGGGAATAATAAAGGTAAAAGTGGCGGCGTTCGCACGATTACATTTTATTCTGGCGACTTAATGCCGGTGTTTCTCATCACCGTTTTTGGAAAAAGCCAAAAGGTTAGTTTGACAAAAGCGGAACGAAACGGCCTTAAGAAACTTACAGATGCAATAGTTCAAGAGTATGCGACAAGGGTTCACCCATTAGCAGTAGGAGAAAGCGCATGAGCAAAAACGTATTTGATCAGATCTCTGAAGGTTTGAATGAAGCGTTGGCTGTCGCGCGTGGCGATAAGCCTTTCAAACTACATGTTCCAGCAGAAATTGACGTGAAAACGATCCGTGCGAAGACAGGCCTTAGCCAGCGTGACTTCGCGTCAACGTTCGGTTTCGGTCTGGATCAGTTGAAGCAGTGGGAACAGGGTCGCTCGCGCCCGGTTCAGGCTCATAGAGCCTATCTTCTGCTTATTAACTCTCGCCCCGGCCAGATGCTTCAGGCTCTCCGAGAAATAAACCAGGAAGAAGCTGCACAACCTCGAAAGTGCGCTGGCATATAGAACCAACCCCGCTTCGGCGGGGTTTTTTATTGATGATTTCCTTTAAGTGGATTCACTCTAACAAGGCTTTGATTTTTTTACTAAAATGATGATTCCTAGCCGTTTTCAGCTTGTGGAATCGCACCCTGTTTTGTTTGGTTGTTGGGGTGACGTTGAGGACGACTCTGCATATGGTGCGTGCGTTTTATGGAAAGGATGCGCGCATGTGGCGTAAAATTGTAATTAAAGACCATCAACATCATCTCGCGATGGAAACAAAACTAATGGAAAGCTTTTCTTCCGGCCTCACGACGGCCTGTGCAGCCGAAGGATACGAGGCTGTTGCGAAGGCCGCGATGTACACAAAACGGATTAGAAACGATCTATTTTTTTACTTCACACCGGAAACTATGAATATATTCAACGGTGGCGCATGGGATATCCAACCATGCGAAAAACCAGAAGGGGTCAAGCTCCATCTTGGAGATAGCGCCCGCAATCCTCTCACGTTATAGAATCGTCAGGTATCGGATAACTCGGTATCCTCTCATCAACAGCATCTAATCCAAGCGCGCCTACAAGGCGGAACATTGTTGGAATGCGATTGATTATCCAATGGTCATCTAGGAACCCTTCCGTCATTCCGTTCGGATAAATTTTCCAAACGTGGCCGTCGCGTCCGTGAACTTAGAGGTGGTTCGGTTTGTCTGAACAATTTCGGGCGTTTTGCTAAGTGGATTACCGCCTCGATTATGCTGCCACCATCATTGGTGTAAGCGCGTTGAAGTAAACCTGATCCGGTGTCTGCCGGTCAAGCGATGAATGTGGCCGTCGGCTGTTGTAGAAATTTAGATATCTGCCGATGCCAGTGCGGGCCTCGGACACGGTTTTGTAGGCGTGAAGATAAACCTCTTCGTATTTGATTGATCGCCAGAGCCGCTCGACAAAGACATTGTCCCGCCACGCCCCCTTACCGTCCATCGAGATAGCTATTTCTGCCTTTTTCAACACGTTAGTGAAGTCGATGGACGTGAACTGTGATCCTTGATCCGTGTTGAATATTTCAGGCTTTCCATAGCGGACCAGAGCTTCCTCAACCGCTTCGATGCAGAAGTCCGCCTCCATCGTGATCGACAGTCGCCATGACAGAACCCGGCGGCTGAACCAGTCGACGACAGCGCACAGATAGACAAAGCCACGTGCCATCGGAATATACGTTATGTCCATTGCCCACACCTGATTGGGTCTGGTGACCGCCAGCTTGCGCAGGAGATAGGGATAGATTTTATGCCCTGGCGCTGGCTTCGAGGTGTTTGGGCGACGGTAAATCGCCTCGATGCTCATCTTCTTCATCAGCGTAGCGACATGCAGCCGCCCAACTTCAAGCCCTTCTCCTTTCAAAAGCCCCTGCAACATCCGACTTCCCGCGAATGGGTATTCCAGATGCAATTCATCGATCCGGCGCATCAGTGCCAGATCGCCATCCGATACAGGGCGCGGTGAATAGTAGACACTGCTACGGCTGAACCCGAGGAGCTTTGCCTGTCGTGCGACCGAAAGCTTGTGAGCGCGGTCGATCATTTCCTTCC